ATTGATGCGCCTCTTGCTGGAATTCACAGCGGTTGGATACAAGGTAAGTCTAAGAAAATCTAACAAAAAAGAAACGTGCTCACTATTTTTTAGTGTGTAGGTTTTTTTAAATCTGTATCATACACAACTACAAAATATTCAGATTTTAGCCAATTTGGTTTTTTAAAATTTTATTCAGAATTGTGCTACAATAAATCTATGAACAAAGACCACTATACTCCTTTAGACATTGCAAATGATGAACTTGATGCAGCTAATAATTTAATAGACGCAGAAAACCTTGCTAAAGAAAAATTAAATGGCAATCCTAAATAACCTTGAATACTCCTGGGATAAACCAGAACCACAATACGAATCTCTGGCTATGAAAATATTTTCAGATTTTTGTTGTAATGGATGTAGCTGTAAATCCGAATCAGACCATAACAAATAAGTTTTTAAGGTGCTTCGTATCTTCCATAATACTTATAAATTTCATATGGAATAACAGTCGAATCAACCCACCAGTCTTCATGGCCTATCTTGGCAACTAAAGAATATCCAAGGTTATTTAAAATCTCTCTTTGAGCATCACGCAGTGAGGCATTCTTGTAATTAATAACATACTCATGTTCGAAAGAAATCACGGTAAATCGATATCTGGATAATGGCAGGGCAATTAAACCATTCAATGGTGTTCCAATAGGAGCAAGAGGCCTTCCACCGTTATCCATAGGAGATTCAATGTCAATTTGAAGGTAGTCTATTTGCTTTGGAAAGTTATTTTCTTCAAAATACTTTAGATAATCAAATTTTGTAGCGTCTTGTAGCAAACAAGGGTTTTTTCGAACGGTATTGTAATCTTCGACATTTCTTTCGTCTAGATCAAAACCAACTCCAGTCCAATCATACTCAGTCTCCATCTTATAAGTAGTGTTTCCACCTATTGGACCTGCTGATCCCATCTCTACATAATATCCATTTTTCTTATATTCTAGGATGTCTAAAGCAAAAGTGTCTGAGGCTTGCATCACATTGCCTTTTCCTATCATGTATGTGTTAAGCTCTTGTCTGCTCATATTATTTATTTTATCTATACGTGGATCCATCATGTTCCTCTATTTCGCTAAAGAGTTCTTTATTTAAAAGAACTGGACTATCTTTTGATCCTCTTACAAAGGTTGTTGAAAAATATCGTGGTAAGTCATCGGTAACAGGCAAATTTTTATGCAATATATTCCCACCATGCATAACCAATGACCTGGCTTTAGGTTTATGAACTATGCCTAGCTCAGAATACTCTAGCTCTCCACCTTGGTACTCATCATTATAATATATACATATACCGTATCTAATGTGATATGGTTCATCGTATAGCCAGTAATCCCTATGTTCCTGGATTGTTGCTCCTTGCCTATACCGTTGAAGTGCAACACCTCCTACATATAACAATGATTCAAATAGGTTATTGACTTGATCTTCTATTTCTCTAAATACTTCTGGTTTCTCACCGTTATATTGTTTGCCATAGAAAAATCCATTTTTATAATCATCATTAACTGATAACCACCATTGCTCTTCATCTAACTCTGATGAAAACTTTAGTATTTTTTCTTGTTGCTCAATGGTAACAAAATCTTCAACTTCATAAATATCTGGGGATAACCTATTAATTTTCATATTACCACTTACCAATCGGACATTTAGCATTTAACAACATAGATTTAGCAGCCATAAAACATCCACATTTTTTGCAAGTTTGAGTCTTTGGTCTAAACCAATCACAAGTTTTGCAAATATCTAGTCGAGTTTCTTTTATATCTTTTTCAACTCTTGGCGAACCATTAATTAAGTCAAAAGGGGTTACATCATCCATATACTTATTATAGCCTATAGAGAGGACAGGAGCCGATTTAAGACATGTTTGGATCTTTGATCCATATGTTGTCTAGGGGAGGGTTTGTTATCTCTATTTTCGGCGACTTCTATATTCCGTCGAAATTAAAATCTTATATAATGATATAATAACTCTTATGACTATACAAGACTGGGCTGCTTTAATTTTAAGCGTATTAACCATAGTCGGCATCATGGCTGGCGGAATCAAATTTCTCGTAAAACATTATCTAAGTGAACTTAAACCCAATTCAGGCTCATCTATGAAAGACCAAATTTCAAGGCTAGAAACTCGCATTAATGAAGCAGATGTTAGTCGTAAGCAGATGAAAGAAGATCATAAGGTTATGAAAGAAAAGCTAGACCATATGTATGATATTCTTTTAGAGTATATATCTAAATCTAAGTAGTTCTTATGATCCCCAAAATAATTTGGCAGACCCAAGAATCTGAGTTTGAAAACCTATTGCCATTTCAGAAAAATATAATAGGAACTTGGAAAAACTTAAATCCAGACTGGGAGCATAGATATGCTGACTCCAAACAAAGAGAGCAAGACGTAAAAGATTATAACGATACGTTATATAAAGTATATCAAATATCCAGCGGAATAAATAGAGCAGACATGTGGAGAATGGTAGTAACTTATACACATGGTGGATTTTATGCGGATATGGATTCTATTTGTACGTTTCCGCTAAATAATGCTATATCCCAATACTATAAAAATGAAGATATGATATCCAGCTCAAAAGGATTTCAAACAAATTCTGAGTCTATAAATAACTCAAACTTTGCTGCTACAAAAAATAGTAAAACCATGAAATCAATTTTAGATGACATTATAGAAGAATGTGAAAAAATATTAGCAAGTGGGAGCAGACTCCCGAGCACTATACCTGGATTTCCAGTTTATGGTTGTTTTTCTAAAAATGCTATAAAAAATGAATATGGTGTATGCTATATAGATAACTATTTTAGTCATTCAAAAGACTATAAAGATAAGTTTGACATAGACTATAAAATTGTATACAATGGTAAATTGACTAGTTATTCAGAATTTGTAAAAGAATCTAATTTACCTATTTACTAATATATATAATATACTTAAAAACCTTAACTATAGTATATTCTTTTCTTTATATATTTTAAGTATAGCATAGACATTACTGGCTTTTATATCGATACCCCGTTTTGAATTATAACTTTTTATAACAATTTATAAATCTATACCATATTATAACTTTTTGTTATTAAACTCTATATATTCCTGGATTTTTAATAAAATAAGATATAATTTAAGAGCTAACACCTAGGTTCTACCCACCCCACCCACTGAGCTTAGGTGTTAGTTTTATGGTATAATCAATTATTATGTGCACCCCTACAATTGATAAGTATGGAGCTACTCCAGCAAACATTAAATGGACAGTGGTTCGTGGGGATAGCGCAAACCTTAAAATTGAATTTTTTGAGGACGATGAAGTAACAGAATACGATACTACGGACTGGACTTACATTGCTACAGCCTATGATCCAAGTGGTCAAGTATTAGATGATCTTCCTGTTGTTTCTGGATTAGGTTATGGTGAAATTCAAGTATCATCTGGGACTACCGCAAATTGGGGAACAGCCTATAGATCTGTAGTGGCAGAACTTTCTTTTGATTTACAAGTTGTAATCCCAGCTGGCTCTGGAGAAGGTGAAGATACAACTTGGACTCCAGTTATTGGAACTATTTGTGTACTTGGTGATGTTAGCGGAACGAGCCTTTAATGCCTGTTGTAAAGATTTCTACTCCAAAAACTAATTTGCCACCTGTTATAAAAATTGGTAAAAAAACATTTAAGGTAAAATAGTTCATGTCAAAAAGCATGGATTTTCCAAAAAAGAAATATGCTGAAACAGTTCAGTTAACTCAAGAATCATTACAAGGAAATACAGAATACATTGCCGTACCAGGAATGACTGGAGAAAAAGGTGATGTAGGGCCACAAGGACCTCCAGGCCCAGAAGGACCAAGAGGAGAACGTGGAATTCAAGGCAAAGAAGGAAGGCCTGGCTTAGATGGTCCTCAAGGCCCTAAAGGAGAACCTGGGAAAAGCAACGGTCAATCATACGAAAGCCAATCTGGTCAATATCCTGGATGGGCTTATTATGAAAACAAAAACAAAAGACAAATACATCTTGGTCCAAATAGAGGAGATGATGGTTGGGTAACTTTATCAATAGATGAAGATCCAGAAAATAATATATTATCATTTCTTCCAATAGGTGGAGTTTCATTGTGGAATCAGAACACTGGCAGAATTAATTTTAAACAGCTAAAAGTAGGAGCAAAAGTCGACATTAGATATGACATTATTTTAAGCACGGATTCAAATAGCACAGAAGCTTGGCTAAGAACATATATTCCAAGAGTTGAATCACCAACAGGGTATATAGGAATGTTGAAATATAAATATCCATACGAAATGTCATTTAATCAAACCCTGTATATAGATATATCAAAGATTAAATCTGAAGGTGGAATTATTCAGGCAAGAACAGATAGCGAAAGTACTATTATTTTAAAGGGCATGTATATATCAGTGTCTTAGTGGTATAATATATTAGGAGGAATCATGGCATTTCCAGGAACTTATAATTTTAATTACTATCGTGGCGACACATCAGAATTTGTTATCCAACCAAAAAATTCTAATGGAGAAGCATTTGACCTAACTGGCTATACTGCAAGTTTTACAATTGCTAGTGCAAGAGGGCCTATTGGTGCAGCCCCAGCGTTTTCTTACACTGCATCCGCAGTAGTAAATGATGTAACAAACATTATAACTTGTAAAATTATTCCGTCACTAGGAAGAACTCTCCTAGCTGGAACACATGTATATGATGTTCAAATAACTAATACAACACCTGAACCAGATGTTATTTTTACACTTTTAACAGGAACAATTACAGTAACAAATGATATTACGGGTGCTGGTAGTGCCTGAAGTATTAGTGTCAACTGATAGTATAACGGTTGTAGGACCACCAAACATTATTGAAGTATTAGTTGATATTGGTTCAACTGGAACTCGTGGAAATAGATTTATTGTTGGTTCTGGAGATCCAAATTTAGCAACAGTACAAGGTGTTTTACTCTCAAACAATTTAATATTAAACGATATGTATATTAATACATCTCCAGGAGCAGATTATGGTTATCTTTATCAGTATCTAGCTGTTCCTGGCGCAAGCGACCAATGGATTCAGGTTCTCGATATGAATCCTGTCTTGTATTCTCAAACACACTTGACAACATATACTGCTGGAACAGCACAAATTACCATTCCAATTGCAAACATTGTAACTATATCTGGAACTCCGCTTACAGCAGAAAATTTTAATATTCAATATAGTATTGCACATTCAGACCCCGTAGCATCATCTATGTCCATACCAGCACTTGCTGGGTCTGGAACAAACCTTGTAATCAATTTTAACGCAGTAGAGTATGACGGTACTAGTTGGGCAAACTTAACTGGAAATGTAACTACTCATCTATTTATATCAATAGTTGAAGGAATATAATAGTTTTAGTCACACTTTGTGATATAATTCTAGAGAGGTGAATCATGGCAAGTGAAAGCATAGGTACTTTAGTACCAACAAGAATTCCAAGTCTTGGAGACGCAGCTGATATTCAGGTTGCTCTTAGAACATATCATTATGGGTCTGAAAGTTTTAATACAGCTGAAACAAATACAGCAAACTTAGTTAGCCCATCAATTGCATATACACTTAATAGCCTAGACGTACGAATTGATGCTATTGAAGGAGGAGGATCTCTTTCAGCCTCAAGCTTTAACGCAAAAGGAGATTTGCTTTCAGCTTCTGCAAATGACGTTTTATCTGTAGTCACTGTTGGAGCAAATGGAACAATCTTAACTGCAGACAGCGCAACTGCTTCTGGATTATCATGGTCTACTCCTGCTGCAGCAACTACTATAACTACAACATCCTCTACAACAGATGCAAAAATTGCCTGGGATACTACAAACAAGCAAATTCAAGTTGGTAATGGAACAAGTCTTTTAAATTTTCAACCATTTAATGTAAATACAACTGCTAA